TAGTAGAAAACTATGGAATGAAGCCGGTCACCGGTGCACTTAACTGGCAGAACCCGCCTGGACTTACTATGTTGATTCAACACACCAGTCCTACTGGATATACACTCGGTGGATTCAACTCTGTAAATATAAGCAAGACAATCGTGCTGAAAGATAGCCGACCGATTGAGGTACAATGAGCGAAGCAAAAATCATAATCAAAGATGAAGTCAATGTAAAGATTGAGGGCCTAGAAGTAGGTGATCGCCGTGCATTGATGAAGATGTTTGAGTTTGAAAAGCCGGGGGCGAGATATCTCCCGGCTGTTCGGCTCGGACGCTGGAATGGTAAAATCAGCTATTTCAGTCTTGCTGGCAGTACATATCTAAATCTACTTGACAACATCATTCCCTATATCTATGATAAGGGCTATGACATTGACTTGGTGGATCAGCGTGAGGGCCGTGAAGCATTAACATTTGAAAGAGTCAAGGAAGATTCGTTTGCTACGACTCTCTGGCCAGACAAGCATCCAATGGCTGGGCAACCTGTTATGTTGCGAGACTATCAGGTTGAGATTGTAAACAACTTCTTAGAGAACCCTCAATGCTTGCAGGAAGTCGCTACGGGCGCGGGCAAGACATTGATGACTGCTGCTCTATCTAAGAGCGTAGAGCATCTAGGCCGCAGTCTAGTGATCGTTCCCAACAAGAGTCTAGTCGTACAGACAGAAGCAGATTACATCAATCTAGGACTGGATGTAGGCGTATATTTCGGTGATCGCAAAGACTATGGCAAGACTCACACTATCTGCACATGGCAATCATTAAACAATCTATTCAAAGCGAAACACGATCCTAACGAAGATCCGGAAATGGACGAGTTCATCTTTGATGGGGTGGTATGTGTTATTGTTGACGAAGTTCATATGGCTAAGGCTGATGTTCTTAAGACAATGTTAACTGGCGTGTTTGCTGATGTTCCGATTCGTTGGGGACTAACAGGAACCATTCCCAAAGACAAGATGGATCAAGTATCGCTGCTTGTATCACTTGGCCCGGTCATCGGCAAGTTGTCTGCTAGTGAACTACAAGATCGCGGCGTACTCGCTAAGTGCCACGTAAATGTTGTACAGCTTAAGGACAAGGTAGAGTTTACCAACTATCAATCAGAGTTGAAACATCTACTTGAAGATGATAAACGCCTTGACAAGATAGCCGAGCTAATTGAAAAGATCAACGAAACTGGCAACACTCTTGTTCTCGTGGATAGAGTTAACGCAGGTAAAGAAATTGTAAGTAGATTAGGTTCCAACGCCGTGTTTGTCAATGGAGGAACCAGTCTAACAGAACGAAAGGAAGAATATGATGAGGTTGCTACGAGCGATGATAAGATCATTGTCGCCACGTATGGCGTTGCTGCTGTCGGTATCAATATTCCTCGTATCTTTAACTTGGTACTTATTGAACCTGGTAAATCGTTTGTCCGTGTTATTCAGTCAATAGGTAGAGGCATTCGTAAAGCAGAAGATAAGGACCACGTAGAAATCTGGGACATTACAAGTTCTTGTAAGTTTGCAAAACGTCACTTAACTCAGCGCAAGCAGTTCTATAAAGAGGCCAACTATCCTTTCTCTATTGAGAAATTGGATTATTAATAACTTGACTTATTCAACAAAGATTGATAGAATAGTAACATGAAAATACTCACATTAGAGAATACTCCATACAATCTGGAAACACTTCCAGACGAAATTGATGACCTACGTTTTGCTATCTTAGACAATTCTACTCCTGCAAATGTAGACTATCATTTTATTCCATTGATCTTTCTTGAATCGTTTAATAGCCCTGCTCTTGTATTAAAGATTGGTGACAAGAAGATTAAGATGCCAGTTGATTGGCAGATATTAATCGGTGAACAAGAGCATGGTGATCTTGAAACACTTCCATTATCTAGCTTGAATGACAGGGGCTTTCACGCTTTCGCATTCAATCCGCTCACTTCATATTCTCCAAGTTTTCTACCCATTGAGATTCTTGACATTTACCCCGATGTAACTTGGTATGCCCCAAGACTCAGAAACGGACAGTTCTTATGTGTTCCCATAGATGAAGGAGAAAAGCCACGCTGCGTATACTTTGTTAAAGACATTAGTAGAAATTGTGAAGTTGTAGATTACAGTCAAGTTTATTAAGGAAACGAATATGCTTAAGGAAAAGAGTCTAAAGAAGTTCAAGAAGCTCAATGCTGGTGATGTCATGGGCGTGATTCGCACACTATATCCTAACGTTGAGATTACTCATCCTACAAAGGAAAAGAACAATGAAGTACAGAATTGAAATCAGCGGTCAAGGCGGCGAAGTCGTAATCGGCAAGGTCAAGCGTGAATTTTATGACTTGTTCAACGATGATGACACTGAACTTGACATTGAAGACTATGTTTGGAATTACGACTTCTTTGAAGAAAACGAAGACGTAGAGATTCCCGAAGACATTCGTCCCTTCGTTCCCGGCGAGTGGTACGAGTGTGATGACGTTGCACATGAATGTGGTGTGAGTGTTGATAATGCATATGTAACCGTCACAGTCGGTGATACTGTAGTCATTGATAACGTAGAAGCTAGTGAACTTGAAAAGGGTGAGTCGGGCCTCACGTTAGAAAGTGAAAGTGAAATTGTTCCTGACGAAGTTCTTGAAGACGGTGATACCTATATTCAGATTCAGTCGCACGAAAAGGGTCTCTTTCATAGCTTTGAGTTTGAAGCCGATGAGTTTGATCTTGATAAGTTGACATTGTGTGTAACTAATGTTGATGGTTGGGAAATCATCACTGGTGCAAAGTACAATGATGAAGAACTTGAAGACTTGGGCGAACTTTCTACTGATGGTAAGGGTTCTGATGCCTGGCTTGATATTGTAGAGAAAAACTGATATGTCAAATGGACCAGCACGTAGTCATATCTTGACTAATTATATTCCAGTTGAGCCAGCGCGTAAAAGAAAGGTAAAGAAGATGAATTGGTTTAAGAGAAAGTTTGCACAGTGGTCGCGTGAAGCATGGGAAAATTCTGACACAGCAGAAGTAGCAGTTAAGTCACATGAAGGCGTAAATGCCAAAACCAGTATGAGGTTCACTGTTTATCCGGCTTCGGGCGGATATGTTATTGAACATTATAAGCAAGATCGCTATAAGGATGGTGATGCTCCTTCGTTGACTATCGTTAACAATGGCGATAGTATCGGTACCGCAGTTGAACACATTCTTGCGATTGAGGCGTTGAAGGCATAATGGCTAAAGAGAAACTATCAATAGACGAAAAGTTTACCAATCAGGACTTTGACTTGTTTGAAGCATTGAATGCGATTGATCGCAAGGACTATTCGTACTATGATAGGTTAACTCCCGAACAGCAAAAGAAGTTCGTGCCATTCATGCTGATTCATTGGGTCAGTGCTATTAAGGGTAATAAGGATCTACAATCCTATTATCTGCAAAGCACTGACTACCATGCTAACAAGTATCTGTTCAATGAGAATGTACAGAAGCATCCTAAATTACAGTGGTTAATGCTGTGTGCTGCAAGCCCGGGAATCGGTAAGCAATTTCATCAATGGATCCCGCATATTCGTGCAGGTGTTACTAAGCTCAAGGATATGCCCAAGACTAAGGAAATGAAGGAATACTTCAAGAAGATTTATCCTAAGTCCAGTGATAGTGATCTTACTGCAATCAGTGCCGTTTTCGTTGACAACCACAAGAAAAAGATGTATCTTGCAAGTAAGTTCCCCGAAATGAAGTTTGATGAGATTGAGTTGTTAAGTGAAATTATTACAGACCAAGACATTGCGAAGTACGAAGAAGACTCCGGCAACTAAGACAGAATTCCAATGTGAGTTTTGTAATCGTTCGTTTCAGCGTGAAACGACGATGGTTAACCATTTGTGTGAGAGTAAGCGTAGATGGCAAGATAGAGATTTGCCAGGCAACCGCATTGGCTTCCAGTCTTGGGTAGAGTTTTACAAAAAGAACACAACTGCAAAGAAGCCAAAGACTTATGTTGATTTTGCTAAGAGTGCCTACTATATTGCGTTTGTCAAGTTTGGTCACTATTGCGTAAACATCAAGTGCATCAATGTCAGTCGCTATGCTGATTGGCTATTAAAGAACAACACCAAGATTGATAGCTGGTGCAGCGATACCAACTATGATAGGTTTCTAATCCAATATCTCAAGGACGAGGATCCCTTTGACGCAATCGCTCGTAGCATTGAAACTACGATTGAACAAGCTAAGGAAGAAAGTCTACAAAGCAAAGACTATTTGCGCTATGGCAACCGCAATCGCATCTGCCATCTAATCACTAATGGTAAGATTAGTCCCTGGATGTTGTATCAAAGCGAGAGTGGTGTTGACTTTCTTAGTAATCTTAACGAGGGTCAGCAGAAGATCATTATGGACTATATCAATCCAGAACAGTGGGCATTGAAGTTTAGACGTAATGCAGATACTATCCCTCAGATTAAGGAACTACTAAATGCTGCCGGATATTAAGAAATATAAGGTAGTTCGTCGCGGGCAGAAGTATTGTGTTCGCGTCAAGGGCACTCTTAATACTACTGATACTTTTCGCTATTGCTATGATCGCAAGATGAGCTATCATATTAGGCAACCTTGGCTAAGGCAGAATCCTGATTGGGATTTTGATTTCATCTTTGATAAAGAGTACGAAGCCACTGCATTTATTCTAGGATACCTATGAACAAGTACTTTCATATGGATAATGACTTGTTTGAAAAGTGGATGTATACTTTGATTGACAAAGCATACGACTGGAAGAAGATCGGCATTTCAAATGAATACTGTAATCAAATATCAGAACCTGAATATGGGTTAAAACTAATAGACTGGCATGATAGAGCATTTGAAGTCATAGACGAGAACAAATATATATTCTTTCTATTGAGATACCGATGAATCATGTTGTTACCTTTGCTGATGTTGAGAACTTAGATGAACTTGAACAATGGGCTTTGTCAAACTGCAAGACATTTGCCTATAGAACGATCACTGATGTATCGGATGTTTCTATGACTACTGATACAGTATATGATTTTGTTTTTGGTTCGGAAGCGGATGCTGTATGGTTTAAGTTGAGGTGGTCATGAGTAGCATTGAAGAACAAATGGCTAAAATACTATCGGAAGAAATTCAAAAGGCAATAGATCAGGAGATACTAATGGCAATCAGC